CCTGTGCCTTCTAGTTTCATCAACGATGCAAAGTGCACTAAAATTCTTGGCTCCTGTTGGCTGTAGTCAAAACAACCCCAGGTGTGTTTTTCTTCTGGTACAAACAAACTTCTAATCATCGGTCCCAGCACCTTGTGCCTTGCTGGTATCTGCTGCAGATTCGGGTTGTTGTAACTAAACCTGCCAGTGACCGTGCCGCCTTGATCAGATCGTATCTGGTTTATCTCTGCATGTATGCGGCCCTTGTGACTGTGTTTTAATATCGTATCTATAAATGTTGTATTGGCTTTGTTGAACTCTCTAGCTTGTACTATAAGCTTTGGTAAATCTGCTGGGTGTGTTGCAAGAAAGTTTTTTGTAAAGCTTGGCGCTCCTAGTTCCGTTGTGTCGTAGGGTATTTTTAATTTATCAAATGCTTTTGCTATTGATGCACCAGCCCACAACTCTACATCAAAACCTGCTATCTTTTTTATCTGTCTTGATAATTCTTTTTCTCTCTTAGCTAATTCTTTTTTAACTTTATCTGCCGCCTCCAGGTCAACGCGTACACCTCTGAACTTCATGTCTACCAAACAAGGAAACAAATTAGTTTCTAAATTAAATATGTCCCATAGATCTTGTTTTGATATTTCATGCTGCAACGCATGCCACAGTTTTAGCGTGATTTCTGCGTCTTTCTCTGCATACTCGCCAACAAATGTTGCAGGTAATCTCCACATCTCTGCTTTTGGATTGACACCAAAATCTTTTGCAGCTTCCTGTAAAAGCTTTTCGTTCTTACGCATGTTGATATAATCTTTACCAACAGAGTCTAACGTGTAACTGAATCTGTTTTCATCACAGAGTGATGCAGCAATCATAGTATCTATAATACCACCGTTAATATGGAAACCAAGAGAACGTATCCAGGACACGTCGTACATTGCATTGTGAAATATTTTTGTAGCGGTGTTGTTAAGTAATTCTTCAAACCAATCCAGAACTAATCCTCGATCCATGTTCCCACCACCTTCATGCGCGATGGGAAAATAGCCGGACCAGCCTTCGACTGCGACCGCTATGCCAACTATCTCCCCATCTCCTCTAACCGAACCCGACCCCATTGTGGTCAAGTTGGGATCTCTTGTTTCTAAGTCTATTGCTATTTCTGCATGACTAGATAAATCTGGTAATCTGTCTGGTGGTACCCATTCTGTTTCTGGTGTGAATAGTGGTTGTTGTAATGTTCTCATAAAAAATTAAAATTTATAGTAATCCTTGCTTTCTTATTAGTGCATGTTGAACTTTTGTGCCAAAACTGATTGTTAAAAATTACAGCCGTATTTTGTTTGCTTGGAATCATTATGTCCCCCTCACTTGTATCTAATATTTCAGTGCCACCATCATTGTCATTCACCATGTATACCATGTTGGTAATTGGAAAACTATTTAGCCAAGGAAAATGTTCTCGTGTTTCGTAATTAAAATAATCTAAATGTTTTTCATGTTGAAAAATTTTATCTGTTCTAGGATATAGGTTTCCCTTTAGTCTAATAGGAACTCTAGCTTGCGTTGAATTACCTTGTACAAAATCTAAAAAAGGAACCATAATAGTTTGAAAAAGATCAGGAGTAGGATATGTAAACGTTTTATCTTTTACACAGTATTGATAAAACTGAGTGGCAAAATAACCGGGTTCATATAATGCGTCAGAGTCGGGATTTGTCGTTTGAGAATATTTCCAATCTATGTCCTTTAATATAAACTTTATATCTTGATATATTCCAATATCAAAAACATCTTCAATACAGTATACGTGTTCAGCTGCCTGCCTTATTTTCATTATGAATAGTCTCTCTCTATTATCATATCGATAAAATGTTTCGCTTTCTCGAGGTCCTCTTTACCTCTCTTATCTTGATGTCTAACTATATATTTTATAGCACAGCCCTCGGGGAATAACAACTTGTTTTTATTGATGAATTCGCTAGGTTGTATAACGTATTTTTTGTAGTGGTCACCTCCGACCTGGTTATCATATGCGCTCATAGCATGTATGCCCTTTCATAATTTTTTGGTTCTAATATGTGTAGCGATTTTTTTGCACGGGTTACTGCTACATAAAATAACCTGTGTAGTTCATCTGGATTGATATCATTATTGTTGACAGCAGACTTAGTAATATCAGGTAGTATGAGAACATTGTCAGCTTCACCTCCTTTGGCAGCATGTATTGTTGATAAAATAATTCTTGGTGTTTGTGTAATCTTCTCTTTGTTAGCTAACATATTTCGTATGTAGTTTTCTGTATTAACATCTAAACCTGCAAAAGCTTTGAACCAAACATTGTCTGTTTGTAATCCGTGATCATCCATACACTCTTGGATGTAATAACCTTCTTCGTTCTCGTCCATTGTCTTACCCATCCTGTAACCCTTGGTTACATTATCACCTAAATAAGAATAAATATTTTTTATTGATGCTACAGGCAAAAGTGTTTCTGAACTTCTCCACTTCTCCCACGCTTGTATGGCAAGAAGTAAATCAACTTTAACAGAGTTTTTACTTTTGTGTGCATAATACCAACCCTGTAATTCACACAACTCTTTGATGTCGTCTAAAAAATAATTTGCACTAGATAAAACTAACCATTCGCCTTGTGACATGTCCACCTGTGTGACGTCAGAGTATCTTGTAAGATCTCCCATCTCTTGTCGTGGGGTGTATTCTTTGTCAAACCGGTTTGTAACATTTCGTATTATTTTTTGTGACAGTTCGTGTATTGGTCCACCTGGTATTCTGTACGATTGATTGAGAGTATCTACGTAGTCTACTTCTTCTTTAAGTGCGATAAAAGTATCAACATCAGCGCCAGCCCATCTAAATATAGCTTGATCATCGTCCCCTGCAATGTAGGTCTTGTCTGCTTTCGCCCAAATAGTCCTGACCATTCTCCACTGCAAAGGTGAGAGGTCCTGTGCTTCGTCAATAAATAATACGTCGAAAGATGGTGATATGTCTTGTCTAACAAATTGCTCCAACATGTCATCGTAGTCGTAGAGTCCTTTTTCCTGTTTGTATCTTATAAGTTCTTGATCTAAAAGATATAATATATCTCGCTCGATGTCTATCTGATGTTCGTTTTTATCGTACAAATCTAATACGGGTATCTCTAAAACTCTAGCTTTGTTTATCAAACGCAGGTATTCGTTGTCAGAATTAAATACTCCATCCTCGTCACTATACCATGCCGTTTTAATAGGTATGCCACACCTCAGCCCAAAATCTCTGTAGTCTGGATGCTTCATCACACGCTCTTTGTTCATTCCTAACATTCTAAAAGCAAAAGAATGTAACGTCCTAAAATTAGGTATCTCTTTTGCATCAATCATAAATTTTTCTTCTGCTCTGTGTGTTGCCTCCCATGCAGCTTTTTTTGTAAAAGAGAAGTATCCTATCTTTTTTATGTCTACACCATCACGTAAAAAATCTTCTACTAAATTTAATAGTGTTGTCGTCTTTCCTGTACCTGGTGGTCCTAGTATTATTGTTTTCATTAAAATGGTGACTCCTCAAAAGGTTCTTGTGTTATCTCTGGCTTTTCATCAGACTTTTCTTTTAAAGATTTTATTTTTATTAAATGTGGTGTCTGTCCTTTCAAAGTCATTCTTACCTCTTTTTCAAAAACTTTTAAATCTTTTATCAAACCTGCAGTCTTTGTTCTGTCTAGTTCCCAGTTATTTCTTTTTGCCCATGCATAGAAATCATCCATTCTGAAATAACAAAAGTTATCTTCGTCTGTCCATGCCATCTTTCTAAGTATATCTTCTTTCTTTTTTGCTTGTGGTCTGTTTACAGTAAAATCTTTTAATAAGTTTACAATAAAATATTTAGGGTCTAATGATTTTAATGGTTCAATTTCGTCTACACCTTCTACTAAATTTTTTAGATATAACTGTCTCCAGTTCTTTGCAGTAACTTCAGGTATGACAATGCTGACTTGATCTAGCACAGCTTCAGCAAATAAATTTATGTCTCTTAGTTCTTTTGACTTTAACTCGACTCTCTTGTCATCTACATTTAAAAACCATTGCGGTGGTACAGATGTAACTTTCATTAGTGATGCTAGCGTAGGCATTTGTTCTTCATCGTAACCTACACCATACATTTTTGTTGCGCATTTAGATGCATTACAAACACCACAAATAGGCTGGTCCTTACATCTATACTTGTCATAACCTTTTCTATTAAGAGATTTTATAAGAGCTTGCACCTCTGTATTACCAAGAGGAGGATCCATCACATTTAAATTATCTGCAACTAACATGTCTTCCCAATTATCTGGATTAGATTTTTTTCTGTAAACACCAACATTAAATAATCCGTTGTTCCTAGCACCTTCTCCAAACCCTTCGTCTGCTAGTCTGTTTAGACAAGGTGGTCCTTCTTCAAAATATTCTTTTTTCTTTGGTGGTGCTTTTATCTGTATGCTGTCAATCTGTTCCTCTGTCTGTACAAACTTGTCGTACATAGAATAGAATGATTCTAAACTAAGTGCCTTGCCATCTTCATCTAGGGCATATCGCAATCCTTTTGTGCCATCGTGATATGGTAAATTTAAAAAGTTACCTACATCACCTCTCTCAGTTAGTAGTTCTGTTTGTTTTGGAAATACCTCACTACCCTCGTAACCCAATGCTTCTGCCATGTGTCTCAGTTTATCCTGCATAAGAAAAGCAGGAATAAATTTATCAGCAAATAAAAAAAGATGAGCTCCACCAGACTTAGATCTAAATGTTATCAAAGGAAATTTAAGTTCTTTTATTTTGTCTATAACTTTTTTGTGATCTAAATTGTATACATCAACATCAATGCAACCCCACTTACATTTGTTGTCTTCGTTTATTGGTATGATACCTAGGGCCGGTAATAGTTTACCATCATTATCTTGTTTACCTTCTATATGATCTATCCAAACTTGTTCTGTAGGCGTTTCTCGTTTAATCCAAGGTTTACCCTTTTCTTTGCCTCTGCTATCCTTTTTACCAGATAGTATCAGACGACCGTATGCGCTGTTGTTGCCCTCGAATATCCCCTTAAATTTCATAAATATTTATTTTCCTCACGCCATTGTTTTCCATATTCACTGGCTTTGCGCTTGTAGTACATCTTCCCTTCCGGGCTTTTCATAAAATCCTGTAATTTAAATTCTAGCTTTTTTACTCTGTTTCTAAGTTTTGCTAGTTTTCTCGTACGGTAATATTTTCTTTGATAGCTTTCTCTTTCGCTCATCTAATGTATCTATCCTCTCTTCTTTCTGCTTCTTTGATTCTTTTAAACTAATCTCCCACAACTCGTCTTGAGCTAGCCAAAACTCGTCAAACGTCAGAGACGCGTAAGGGGGGATGTGCTTACGCGTCTCCTTCTTTTTCATGATTAAAACGGCACCTCGTCCTTAGACTTAGCTTCGCCGTCACCACCATGTTTTGCAGTTACGTCACCCTTGTTTACGGAACTAGCAAAACTTTTTGCAGCACCATACAAGTGTTTATCTTGTACAGGCCCAACCTTTTCTATAGTCCAACCAAACCAAGTTCCCTTGTCATTTGATTGTTGTACAGTTTTAAGATTGTATATGTGACTATACATAGCCGGTGTGAACATACCATTCTTGCCCTTAAGCTTGATACTGTTCATCATAGAGTTCCATGATCTACTTACTTTTAGTTGTGTAGATTTCATAGAAATTAACGCTGATGTACCATCATCAATCAACACAAAATACGATGCTGTATTTTCAAGATAGTTACCGTTTGGTAATCTGTCTTTATAACTAGCATCTCTTGTTGCCTCTTTGATAATGCCACTATCAACAGAGTGTATAGCCACAGGAGCACTTGTGCCCTCGCCTCTATCACTCCACTCGACATATTCCCGTTTGTAATAGCACGGAATAATGTTTACTCCTGCCTCACCGTCATACAGTTGCTTAGTCACAGTATTAAATATCATACCTGGCTCAGCACCATCCACATATTTGGCGTCCCTTTTATTACATTCAGGTGATAGTTGACCTAACACTCTAAGAAATGGCAATGCGTAATCGTCTGAGTCCATATTGCCAAAACTCGTATTAGCGTCTTCTTCAAACATGCCTGTTAAGGCAACGTCTGATTTCTTTTTTTCAGCTACTTGGTTCATGTTTATTTTCTCCTTGTTTCATGATTCATTTTTTCCGGCTAATTTTAGTTTGATCCTTTACAAACAAATGAAAAGAATCCGAGGGCATGTCGAGGCCGGCCTCGACACGCTCTCTATAAAGAGCTTTCAAAGTCATGGGCTCAACTTTCGATTTTTGTTGTGGCTCATAACCTGATTGCTCCGCAAGGTCCAGGAGATCCTTCGCCTTGTTATCTTCGCCTTTACCGAACGTAACAAAGACTTCATTTTTAATGATGTCCTCTAGCCCGTTTTCTCGAAGCCATGTGTATGCTGACTCAACATCGTCTTTTTTGATGGTGCAACTGTAAGATTTTTTTACTTCTACAGCACTGCCGTCAGCGAGTTTCAAAGATGATAGCCCTTGTTCTGCTAACATATTAGGTATTATCTCTGAACTAATCTTATCTGCTTTTTCTTTTTTGTATTTTATTTTTTCTTCTAGATCTGCAATCTCATCTTCGTAAGCTTTCAGCTCTTTGCAATATCCTGCCAAACTAGAAATATCAGTCTTCTCTATTATTTCTTGTTGGTCTTCTTCAAAATTTATTTCCGTCATCTTCTATTCCTTTCTCAAATAAATTAAAACCTAAAGGATAGTATCTTGTCTCCTGTCTATCCCATTTTAGTAAATTAAATCTACCTTGTGTTATATCACTTACTATTGCTGTTGACAATCCTATGACAGCAGGATCACCAGAACAAAGTATATAGTCAGTAGGTTTAAAATTCTGTAAATTTTTTCTCATCTTATGTATAAAAGGTGCTGGACTAAATAACATCTGTGAATTTTCTGGTAAACAAATAACTAAATAACCATAGTCAGATGCAGTTAAAATATTTATATTTCTAGGTGGGTGTTGCAAAACATATACAAAATCTTCATTAGGATTCTCTTTATAGAACTCTAAAAATTCTGCTAATTGTTTTGGTCTATACAACTCAAATAACTTATTTCTCATTTCATACTTTCTGTGTTGACATTCAAGATAGTGATGATTATATAAATGTCAAGAAAGAAAAATTAAAATATGATAAAAAACTATAAGTTTAAAACTAAGCCATACGAGCATCAACTCAAAGCCTTAGAAAAATCCTGGGCTTCTGACACTTATGCCTTGTTTATGGAGATGGGGACAGGTAAATCCAAGGTCCTTGTCGATAATATCGCTATCCTATATGACAGGGGCGCTATTAAAGGTGCCTTGATTGTAGCACCAAAAGGTGTATACAAAAACTGGGATGCAATAGAATTTCCAACACACTTGCCAGACCACATAGAATGCACAAAAGTATTATGGGAACCAACAGCGACAAAGAAAAAACAGGCTGAGCTTGATACATTATTTGACGATAAAGGTGATCTTAAGATATTGATAATGAACGTAGAAGCATTTTCTACGTCAAAAGGACTGGACTTTGCGCGAAGTTTCCTTAACCTTTTTGTTGGAAGAGCTTTGATAGGGGTTGATGAATCTACGACGATCAAGAATCCGACAGCAAAGCGAACAAAAAATATTTTAAAAATAGGGAATCTAGCGAAATATCGTAGAATCTTAACAGGCTCTCCAGTTACAAAATCACCTCTTGATTTGTTTAGTCAATGTGAGTTTCTAGACCCATACCATCTAGGGCATGCCTCTTACTATAGCTTCCGTGCACGCTACGCAAATATGGTCAAAAGAAATTTCGGCGGTCGACAAGTACAGCTTGTAGTATCTTATAGAAGACTCGATGAACTAGCAGATATATTAGATAAATTTTCTTATCGTGTACTAAAAGAAGACTGTTTAGATCTACCAGAAAAAGTATTTACAAAACGATTAATAGAACTGACGCCAGAACAAGACAAAGCATACAAACAAATGAAACAAATGGCACTTGCAATGTTGGATAATGGAGAAGTTATGACAACCGTAAATGTTATGACACAATTAATGAGATTGCATCAAATAACTTGTGGTCATTTCAAGGCAGATGATGGCACAACTACGGCACTAAAAAATAACCGTATGGACGCACTATTACAATTATTAGAAGAAACAGACGGCAAGGTCATTATTTGGGCAAATTACAGGGAAGACATAAAAAATATAGTCGCTGCTCTGAAAAAAGCTTACGGAGATGCCTCTACAGTCGAATATCACGGTGGGGTGGACTCTACCCTCCGCCAGGAGCATATTGCTCAGTTTCAGCAAAAAAACGGCCCTACACGCTATTTTGTAGGAAATGCACAAACTGGAGGGTATGGAATTACCCTGACTGCTGCTAACACAGTAATTTATTATTCTAATAGTTATGACCTTGAGAAAAGATTGCAGTCAGAGGACAGAGCGCATCGTATCGGCCAGACTGGCAGTGTTACCTATGTTGACTTGATAGCTGAAAATACTGTAGACGATAAAATAGTTAAATCACTAAGGAACAAAATAAACATAGCTAATGAAATTATGGGTGAAGATATCAAAGACTGGATCTAGAGAATTATATTTTCGTATTTGGTCCGTCCTTCTACTTTGCTCGCTTTTAACACTTGTCCTCGCGGCTCTTCCGTCACCGCTGAGCAGTGAACCCACCCAGAATTGGGGTCGGTTTCATTATAAAACTCCAGAATTAACTGGTCAAACTCTGTATTTTTACTAATCCACGTTGCGAGCTCCTTGTTGTCAACTCCGGGTATCTCGAAGTCTGCTGCCTCACCCTTGGCATGTTGTGACTTAGCCGAAGACCCGATAGCCTCGCACAACTCTGGGCTACGATAGCCTGAGGATATAGCGACCGGTTTACCAAAATGCTCACGCACTGGTTGCAGGACAGTCTCCGCTAGGTGAATAAGATTTTC